GGGACTGATTCTTCTCCACCAAAAAAATCGGCCGGCGAATTCTGCTTCTTCGCTCGCTGTCGCTGTTTCGTCAGTCCCTGCCTCTTTGCTGCCAGGTAGTCGGCGCCGCGCTTCGCGTTGCACTGCGCACAGGAACCAACCCAGTTCCCCTGATCGGTTGGGTCTGCGCCGGCGTCAACGGGCACCACGTGATCGACCTGCACTGCCTTGCGACGGTGACACCAGTGGCAAGCGTCGTCCCAGTCTGCGAGGAACTTCGCCCGGGCTTTGCGGTAGCCGTAGTCGTCAATGTCTGCGCGCTTCTTCTTCATGTTTAGTTCTTAGTCTTTAGTCCTTCTTATGTCGCCTGACTTTCCGGCGTCGGGTTTTCAGGCGTCGGTGAGTGAGTTCTCCACAGGGTTATCCACAGGCTGTGGGTTAAGCCAAGGGCGGTCACGCACGGTGTAGTGCATCACCCAATGGCCGGCGGCATCCTGCTCCCGTTCGCGGGTGACGTACCCCACGTCGATCAGTTCCTTCAGTGCGGTGCGGATGGCGTCGCGTCCCTCCTTGCCGGCGGCTGCGATCCTGTCGCTCGACGTCTCCCAGTCGCCCGGCATTGACAGCAGGTACAGCAGGACACCACGCGCACGGAATGACAGGTGATCGTCACGGATCACTTCATTGCGGATGATGGTGAAGTTGTGCGATGGCCGGCGGCTATGGATGATCATCCTTCACCCCGCAACCGCTCAACCTCGTCCAGCAGCCACGCAATGTCGGCGGGGGCGTGGGCGATGAGGTCGGCGTTCTCCCGCTGCCCACGCAGGCCGGTAGCGATGATCCGCATGGGTGGAATGGCGCTGTTCGTCACCCACGGTTCGTCGTCGTGCTTGTGCCACGGCCCCGGCGTCGCCGCATCCAGCCGGGCGCGGATTTCCTGTAGCCGATCCGTACCGTTATCGGTACGGTTTTGCTTGCGGTCGCTCATTCCGCCGCCTTCCTTCGGGCGCGCTGTTCCCACGCGGCACGACGCCAGCGGTGCCACCACTTCTTCGCGTTGTCGCGCTCGGCGGTCACGCGCTCAACCTCGTCCAGCAGCCACGCAATGTCGGCAGGGGCGTGGGCGATGAACTCACGCTCGTCGTACATTGGGACTTCGGCAACGGGCCTGCCGTTCGGGCTACGCACGCACTCGCCGGGGTCGTCATGCGTCCACGGCGTCGTGCTTCCGTCGTGCTGAATCGCCGCCCGCCGGGCGCGGATTTCTGTGAGGCGGTCGCTCATGGCTTTGCCCGGCTTAGACGCTTCATGACGTACATCAGATCATCCGGCCTCCATAGGTGGTATTCGCCACCGGCCGCCGTGATCGCATCGCGCCACTTGATTTGCTCGGGACGCAGGCGCCCTTTCTCGGCTTTGAGCTCCGCGAACACCACGCCCTTTGTGCGATGCACCAGGACAAGATCGGGAAAGCCAATGTCACCGGTAATGGCGGTCATCCACTTGTCACCCACCTTCGCCGGCCGTGAGTGTTGCACCATCCATCCGAACGTCGTGGCCAGCTGCACAACCTGTGATTGGAATGCGGCTTCATTCATCGGCCTGCTCGACTGTTGCGTTCATCTGTCCCTGCAAGTCAGCGACCAGCGCCCGGGACTTCAGTGAGGCTTCAATGGCCTTGACTTTGACTGGTGTCAATTCCTGAAAGCGCGACACGTCATGAGCGGCCAGGGCGCCGTTCACGGTGTCCTTGCCGTACTCGGCAACCAACGCCTCATAGACGGCCTGCCCCTGTGCCTTCTTGTCAACCGCCGGCGCCTTCTCCTTCGGCTTCTCGTCCTCATGCTCCGAACGGTCAGCCTTCGACCACAGGCCGCCGGCCACGCCGAAACGCATGGCGCCGTTACGAATCGCATCGCCGATGAGTTCCTTCACGGCTTCTCCCTTGCCGGGCAAACACGACCCGTAGGCCGGGCGCCGGACGCCACAGACGGTCAGCCACGCCCACAAGCCAACGGGCTGGCCCTTGTCATTGACCACCAGGACTGGCTGACCATCTTCGGTGAAGCCCATCGGTTCCCACGTCCATCCGGGGTCCGCTTCCGTCAGCGCCCTCGAAGTATCGGAATGGCCTAGGTACTTCAGGGCAATCCCGCCCTTTGGCAGCGTGGCGATGAGTTCAGCAGGCGGGTCCCACCACTGGGCCAGCAATGCCCGTAGGACTTCATGGGAAGCGTTCTGTGGGCCTTCGCTCATGCTGCTGCCCTCCACACCCTCACCATGCGCCTATGGGCCTTGCGACGGCAGGACGGCTGGTACTTGTTATCGCTGACGATCCATCCGGCGCGGGCCGCTTCATTGAAGATCGCCCCCATTGCGTTGGGCTCGTGGGTCTTGACCCCGAGGGGCTCAATCATTTCCCAGACGTCGTCCGCTGTGAACTCGTCCCCGTACTTCATCAACTGGCGAATTGCCTCCCACGCGGCGATCTTCCACGCCCGGTCAGCCCGCTCACGCACGTCATCGAGGATGCCGTTCAGCTCGTCAATGGTCATTGCGTCCATTTTCTCCCCTTAGTGGATTCCGCCGGCGAGCCAATCGGCAAGCCAACTGGTGATGGTGTAAGTAAATGCCGCAGTGATGATGACTACGGAAATCTCAAATGCCAGACGCCTGATCATGCTGCGTCGTCTCCTTCCGGCCAGTCGCATTCCACGTCCATAGGTGAGACGTAGCCACTCCCAGGACGGCGCGAAACGCCCGAAGGCTTAGGCCGGGCTATGCGATTCGTGCGAAGTTGCCGCACGTTGCCAGTGTCTGCCCGCTCGGGAATCCACCCGGGGCACGGACACGGATCATCGGGCGGGTCGTGATGGCACGTCCCCGGCTCCGAAAGCGTTGCACCAAGACCGCTGTGAAGGCGGTCAGTGTGTCCGCAATGTGGACACTTCATACGCGGTTCCCCTTTCGCGTTGGTTGTTGAAGCCTACAGGTCAGCGGCCACGCAGGTCACAGCCCCATCCCCAACCTGCCCGGGCCCACAAGCGGTTGGCCACAATCATCTGCTGGCGCCACGTCGCGTCACCGGCATTGTCGGGGTAGCCCTTCGGCTTGTAGGCGTCCCAGCTTGACGCCGCGAACCCTAGCCCTCCCTGAAATGCAGGGCCGCGATGCGACCAGTTCACGCCCTTGTAGCCATCACCGGGCTGTTCGCATTTTCCCACTTTGACCCACAGGTCGTGATTCGCCGGCACCTTCTGCGCGGCAATGGCCGGAACTGCTGCGATGGCCAGCACAATGGCGACGGCCTTGAATCCCACGTTCATTAGTCCCCCTTATTTGCCTCAACAGCCTGCCACGAACGCAAGACGCCCACCAGCGCGGTGAGGCCGGCGGCAATCGCGGCCAATGCAGTGGAGGGGTTTCCCTCCGCCCAGGTGGTGCAGAACGCGGCCAGAACGACCGCTGCACCTGTCAGACCTGCAATGGTCGACGGTCCTACCTTCGGCACCATGCCGGCTAGTCCTCCCCGATGTAGTCAGTTGGCTCGGCCGGCGGCGGCTCAATGACTTCGGTACCCGGCGGAAGTGTCTCGGGGGCCATTCTCACGACTCCTTGTACGTCTTGCGCCAGGGGCGCGCCGTTGCCTTGTTGATGTCCTGCCATTTCTTCATCTGCTCGTCACGGACTTCCTTGCCCGTCGCGTGAAGCCACGGACCGAACTGCCAGTGGCTGTAGGTGCCGGTAGGACCGGCGCGGAAGGCGTACGGGCTCGCCTTCGCCACGCGAACGGCCTGCGTCCACTTGTCGGGGTTGGCGGCCGCGAACTTGCGCATCTGGCCATCGCGGGCCTCCGGTGTCGGCCAACCGCCATAGAGCTTCACCCGAGTGTCATCAAAGCCGTAGCCGTCAACCGTCGCGGCCGGGCCCGGGTCGCCGACGTCCGGCAGGCTGATCCGCTTCCACCCGTCAGACCATGAGCGGACGACACTGGCAACGCTGTCCTGATGATTGCCTTCAATAGTCGTGAACGTGTTGCCCGGGCCAACGCTGTTGACAAACCCGACGTGAAGGCCGGGGATGATGAACAAATCACCGGGCTTTGCCTTGCCGTTGCCGGGCAACAGCCAGCCCTTCGCGGCGGCCTTGTCCGCCATCACCTGCGTGGACGGGCTTACAATCGACTTTGCGGACGTCTTGTACTTCGACGCGGCATCGCTATTGGCAACGCAGTAGCCCACGAAACATGCGCACCAGGGAACGCCCTGAAGGCCGTACATCTTCTGACACTCGTCAACGATCGGCGCGCCAGAACGGTTGGGAGCGCCTTCATGAGCGCCCAGGTACTGCGCGGCCTTACGCAGTGTGTATTGGCCATTGCTGATCATGGTTCCCCTTATGCGTTCCTGAAGATTTCCAGAATGATTCCGGTCAGTGCACCGCCGGCGAGTAGCCACACGATCCGGCTGGTCGCCGCCGCGCCTTGAAGGCGGGCGCGCCACAGTTCCACTTCGAACATCCGGCCTTCGAGCGATCCCATCCGGCCGTTGGCTTCACGCTGCAAGCCCTCAACGACGCTCACCGCTTCGCGCAGCTGCACCATCTCGCGCTTCAACTCGGCAACGTCGTCGGGGCTCATTACGCGATACCAGCCGCAAAGATTCGGCGAAACTGAAATGAGGCCGTCACCGTTGCGTTTGACGAGTTGTAATTGAGCGTGAAGGTATTGACCCCAGGCGTCAAACCGGAAAATACGAACACACCGTTGTTTGATCCGAAATACGTCACACCGAGCGCCGAGTAGTACACCTGCGACTGGTTGTTCGTCGCCGTGACAGCAAGGGTTGTGGCTCCGGAAACCGCCACGCCCATACCAGTGGCATTGTTGGCTGTTGACATGTACGAATTTGCCGCGTAATGCACCACGGCACTTGTGCCAGTGCGCAGCGTCACCGAAGGGTTTGCGCCGCCGCCGGTAAGTGTTCCGAACGTGGTGCTGGTCGTTGTTCCCGTTGCGTCCGTCGTCGAGCCAACGCCAGTCACTGTTACCCAATTCGACCCGTCATAGACGGTGGTAATCCCGTTTGGAACAATCGTCCTGTCACCTGTCGCGGCCGTTTCGGTGCTGCCGGTGATGTATGCCCGTTGCCCCTCAAATGGCGACGTGATCGCGGAATTTCGCGCAGCTTCCGTTGCGTAGATTGGCCCGCCGGCCAGCAGATTGGCGCCAATGGCGTTCATCTGTGCAGCGGTAAGAATGTTCCCAGCTGCAAAATCAGTTTTCGGGGCTGTCCATGCCATCGAGGTTCCTCCTTAGAACGCCAGCAGGTTTGAATCGAGCTGGCCGAATACGTCGGAATCCAGCGTGAGGTATTGGTTGCCGTCGGTACTTTCGAACGTAAAACGGATTTCATGACTACCAGGCGTGATGGTATGCGTGATACCCGACACGATGACGGTTTGCGTGACGCTGGCCGGCGTTCCCACGTCAAATGACTTTTGAACGCTTACCACGTCGGTGAGTTCCGCAACCAACAGGGCGTTCTGCTGGTCAGCCGTGAGCGCCGCCATTTGCACCTGAACCCCGGTGAAACGCAACACCGGATCTTTGTACCTGCCGAGCAGGTATTCGCCCAGGGCGTCAACCTCTGACGTAGTGGAGTTCAGCAGGTCAAGTTTCGTGAATTGCTGCGCCTGATACAGAGCAATGGAATCGGCGTCCGATGCCGTTTGCACTGCGCCGGCGGGCGATTGGGTCTGAATGTAGTTGTAGAGCAGTTCATCGCCGAAACTGTTGGTGAGACGCGAGTACGGGATGCCGGTGCCGTCGTCTGTGAATGCGACTTCTGCCAACGGGTCAAGCACGGAAGCGCGGTCTTTGAATACCAGCGTTCCCTTCCAGTTCATGAATAGGAATCCCTGTTCAGACGCTGCAACCAATTGCAGGTATTGAAGGACATTCGTGCCCTCCGCAACTTCAAACGCGCCAAGCGTTGACAGTCCGGTGTCGATGAAGCGGCCGCCCTGATACGCGACCTCGGGCCGGTCCAGCACCGCCGCCACGCGGGCGCCGGACGCTTGCGCCGTTGGTGTCCAGGTGTTCATTGCCTGATTGGCGAACACGGTGAACGCATCGGCACAGGTGACGCTGGTGACGTTGCCGGAAGTCGTGTAGTCGTAGTCCAGATTCCAATCCGTGACGAAACCGCTGTAGACGGCAAACCCGTTGGCAAGCACTTCGACCGGGCTGCGAGGCGCGACGTACGGGTAATACGGCGAGCTGGCGTTTAACGGGTCAAACAGACGCTGCGGATCGCGCAGTTTGATCGCGGCCGTTCCGGCGTTGAACTGTTCCAGCTGCCGGTTGCGGCCTCTCACGACGTTGCAGGACATGACCTGGCTGGTCACGTCAACCATCTGATAGCCGCCGAGCGTCCCGGTGTCGAGCAGGCCGTACGCGGCGTCATCCAGCTGGAACGGCTGACCGAAATTGGCCGTCGTCTGGAAGCCGATCAGAACGGTGATTTCGGGGAGGCTCATGCGGGTGCGAACACCGGGCCGCTGCGCCGCTGCGCCGACTGGATGGCTTCAATGATCTGCTGGCCAATTTGGTCCGGCGATGACACAAGCCCGGCATTGACGTGAACGGTGACGGCGCCGAAGCCGCCGGCGCGATTGAGCGGTACCACGGCCTCGGGCCCGGCCTCACCAATCAGCGCAAACGTCGGCCGCGTGACAATCCCGCCATTGGCAAACGGCGTAGCCGGGTTGTTGTCAATGCCGCCAGGTAGGCCGGGCTTCGCGAGGTTCGGGGAACCGGGGTTCTGTTTCTTCCACGACCCCAGCAAGTCGAGCAGGGTTTGCAAGCCCTTCACAGCGAGGTAGATAGGCGCAAACGCGGCTTCCAGTGACAACTTAAACGCCTGAAGCACCGGCTTCGCGTTTTCATCCAGCCAATTCCACGCGGTCTTTAGCGCCTTCAGAAATCCGCTGATGACGGGAATGATGTTGTCGTCAAACCAGTGATATACGCCGGCGAGAGCGTCGCCCAGGCTGTTGATGATGTTTCGGAACGTCTCACTCTTGTTGTAGGCCACCACGACGGCCGCCACCAGCGCCGCAAGGCTGACAATGACGATTCCGATTGGGTTCGCATCGAGGGCGACGTTCAACGCCCACTGTGCCGCCGTCATGACGGCCGTGGCGGCTGCTGCAATCTTCATGGCGGCATTGACGGCAAGCACCGCACCGGCGAGCGTTCCGATGCCGGCGGCGAGGACGACAACCACACCACTGTTTTCCTGCACAAACTGGGCCATGCGTTGCAGTACCGGCAGGAATGCGTTGAGGATCGGTAGCAGCGCGGCGCCAATGCTTTCCTTCGTTTCCTGAAGCGTGATCTGGAAACGTGCGAACTGCCCAGCGGCCGTGTTGGCACTTTCAGCGGCCGCACCGCCCGTCATGCGGGCGAGCTCCGCCTGTGCGCGTTCAAAATCCTTCGACTTGATGATTCCCTGATCGAAACCCGGGATCAACTTGTTGAGGGCGCCCAAATTGCCGCCATACGCCTTCGAAAGCGCCGTGGTGACGCTTTCCAGCGGCTTCCCAGTTTGCGCACTGACGTCGAGCGCCAATCCCAGGAGCTGCTGTGATTTCTGAAGGTCGCCGGTCGCCGTGGCCAACTTGCCGAGCGCCGGACGCAATTCATCATCCGCCACGCCCACCTGCTGTGACATTGCCGAAATCATTGGTTCGACCGCTGCCAGGGCGGCATCATTGGCATTCGTCACGCGACCGAGCTGGTTGGCCAACTTGTCAGACGCTGCCGCGTCCTCTGCTGCTGCCTTTGCGGCGTCCATCGCGCCGGCGCCAAGCGCCACCAGTGCAATGCCAGCGGGAATGGCCGCCTTCCGGACGGCGTATGCGGCCTTTGCGCCGGTCCCTTCAAGCTGGCCGAACTTCTGAACCGCCCTGTCAATCCCCTTGCCGTTGAAATCGGTAAGGATGGGAATGGTGATGGCCATCAGCCAAGCTCCTGTTGCACAGTCTGTTCCGCCTGCCTCACCAGGTCGCCGACGCCACGGTTGATTTCTTCCGTGTGGCGATCGACTGTTGGCCAGATGTTGCGTGGCTCACGCGCACGGATGCGCTGGCCGAGCGGGACGTTGCTCGACTGAATGGCTTCGAAGATGACGGCGGCCGGGTAGCCCTGTGAGATGTAGACGACGCTATTGCGGTCGCGGCGGGTGCTGATCTTCAGCTTGACGCCACGGCGGGCCTGCCCGACGTCCCAGGGGAGGATGGCGTAATCCCGGGGCGTCCACTTGTATTGCATCCCAGAAAGCGGGAGCGGCGGGTATCCCGTCTTGATTTCAGACATGACGGGCTTCAGCACGTCCCTGATGCCCTTACGAAATTCCTTTGCAACCTCGGGGTCAATCTTGCGCAGCGCCTTGATCGTCTCGCGTACATCCACGCGCTCGATCTTCAACTCCGCTGGCACCTATCCCCGCCCTTCGTTGATGACTTCAAGGACCGTGTTCAGGTCCCTCATGGTGAAACTGACTTCACGGGGCCAGTAGCCGGTTTGTACCAGCACTTGCGCCAGTACCCGGCTTACTGTGCCCCGTCCGTAGGGTTTGACCCCTCTCCGCTCTCGTCCTCGATTTCTTCCAGCTTTGGGTTGGCCTTCAGGAATTCGTCAAACGTCGCCGGGACGTCAACGCCCTGCACTTCCGCGGCCTTGTACGCGATGAACGCAACCCATTCAATCCGGCGTTCGCCGGGAATGCTCATGACCTGAAAAGACTGGTTGAATCGTCGCTCGAATTCCGTTGCGACGTACATGTTCGTCAAATCCAGATCGCTCGTCTTACCGTTGAGCGTCATGCGCATTTGGGCGGCCACTGTGTTCCCCTTTGGTCGTGCCGTGACTACGGCGTGATGTCGCGGACCCAGGTGCCTCCGGTGAACTTGACCTCGAACACCTGCAGCTCGCCGACGTTGTAGGTCACAGGGTAGTCGGCGATCATGGTGTTGCTGATGGTCCACTCCGGGTTGCTGGCCGAAATTGCGCCAGTTGCCTTCGTCACAACAATGGTGGTGTCGCCCTGGCCAACTTCACCGGCAAGCGTGGCCTCGACTTCGCCGGCGCCGTAGGACGCATAAAGCTTCATGGTGCCGTCAACGGTCTGAAGGCCGCCAACCATGCGCTCACCAGTGTCACCGAACGCGGTTGACGTGAGCGGGTTCTGGCCAAGCGTGAAGCTGATGCTGTTGCACTGGTCGGTGACGTCAACACCACCAATGGTGATGCTGTGCGGCTGCGACAGGTAGGTGGTGGTGGCCACGGTTTCTAACTCCTTGCAGTAGAGACGCGAACGGTGAGGTCGTAGGTGGGGATGTCCTGGCCGCCGGCGAGCAGCAGGCCGGGATTCCCACGAATCAACGAAATTTCGCTGTTCATGATGGTGTCGGCAGTGGTCATGAGGTAATTCGCGGCATCCGCATTCCCGGGCGGCGCTGCGAGGATCTTCACGCTGAACTCGATTTCGGCGATGTTGCTGTTGAAGATGGTGAACGTAGGCGGATCGACCAGGACGGTCATCGGCCGGGCGTTGCGAATGTCAGTGACGACGGCAAGCCCAAGCGCCTGCAGCGATGCCACAAGCGTGTTCTGGGCAGCGACAAAGATGCCTGACGGGCTCATGCAACCTGCGAACGGTTGACGCCCAGCAGGCGGTTGATCTGTCCGGTGGACCCAATCGGCATCGGTCCGCCCATTCCCTCGAATGATGCGAATGAGTCCACCGAACCCCGCTCCCTGTACAAGACGGCCGCGTACATGGTCGTCCCCAGGGAAACGTCAGCACCGGGCGAGGTCGTCAGTGAATCGAAGTATCCGGCTTCGCGCCGGCGGCGATACGCGAACTGGTTGGCAGCTGCGGTAGCTGACGTGATGAATGCAGTGTCATTAGCAGTGGCCGACTCAATGCCAAGCCATGCAATGACGGACGCGGCCGTGACCCATGTGCAGGTCGGCGCCCAGGTAAGCGTTCCCTGCGGAATGACGGCGTACCTGTCGAGGTCGTCACCAGGGTTATAGACCAGCACCTGATTGGGCAGGATGATCACGTCATCGAAGATGAAGTCGCCCTGATCATCCACACCCATGAATAGGTGGGTGGGCACTGCCTCAACGGTGTAGGTGCCGTTGATGCCAGTGGCAACACCAGCCACGGTGATTCCCTGCCCGGTGCCAATCTCCGTACCCTCGACGGTCTGAACTACCAGGTAGTCATCCAGACGCTGTGCGTGGTTGATTGCGAAGGTTGCCATGAGCAGGGAATTCCGTGACGGCTACTAGCTGGCGACGCGCTTGACGAACTTCGTCTCGTCGATCATCAGCGTGGCGAAGTACCCGCGCCATGCGATCGTCCGCGAAATCGTGGACGGGTTATCGATGGAGATGGCGCCCTTCTGCTGCTCGAAGATTTCGAACCCGCTCGGGTCGCCCACGATCGCGGTGCCGCTGGCGAAGTTGCGGTCCACGACCACGCGCAGGCCAAAGGCCACGGCCTGATCCGAACCCGGGGTCATGGCGCCGTATGCGTTCATGGGGCCGACCTGCGGGAACAGCGGACGCTTCGACGAGTCGACAAGCTGCCCAAGCTTCGCCCAGACGTCTGTCGAGACGAACAGGTGGGTCGGCAGGTTGCCGTTGCTGCCAGAGAGGATGGTGCTGGCCGCGTCGTATGCCCAAGCAACCCACTTGTCCGGGTCCGCGAGGTTCGCGTTCGACAGGACGCTGGTGACGGTCGCGCCGCTCACCAGGGCGTCAGCCGCAACGTCGTCGGTCGCGTTGGCGTAGATGCGCGCCATGTCGTCAAGCACAAGGGCGAGGATGTTCGGGTCAGTCCAGTCAATGTCCTGCTCCGAAAGGGTGACGTAGCCACCGTATGCGGCCTTCGTCACCTGATTCGACGACACGACAAACGTGCCGGACTGAAGCGCGGCGTTCTCGGCCGACTGAACCGCCATCGAAGTGTGGGTCGTGACCTCGGGGCGAATGAACACCTTGCCGCCGGACGGCATCGCACGGACGCCGATGGCGTCAATGACGGGACGGCTACCGATGAAGTTGTTGTAGACGGGCCCGAGGATCGGGGTGGGCAGGATGCCCGGGGTGTCGGTGGTCGTCACGTTCGGCGCCGCGGCGGCAATGCCCGCGTTCATGGCCTCCAGCTTCGACGGCTCGCCGAACATGGCGGCGATGTACTCGGCAGGCGTCGGCATCACGAAAGGCGTCTTGGCCTGCGCGTAAATGATCGGGTTGGTCGGGATGGTGGCCTCTGCCTCAACGGGCGTGGCCTCTGAAGCGTCGGACACTTCCGGTTCTCCTTCTTCGGTGTTGGGTGCTTCGTCGGGGTCGGTTTCCGGCACAGTGGCCGCAACCTTCGTGATGACGGCATCCGCGAACGCGGGGACCGCCACCAGGGACAGTTCGACCAATGCGGCTTCCGTGACCGTCATGACCCCTGCGGGGTCCGTGGTGAACTTGATGGGCTGTGCTCCAACGCTCACGGAATCGTAAGCGCCGGCCTTCAGCAGCGCGACAGCATCGCGGGAAGCGCGGGTGTCGGCAAGGGTGGCTTGAAACTCCAGACCGGCATCGGAATCGGTAAGCGTGTCAACGATTCCGCGCAGCTGCGTGAGGTCGTGGTTCTCAATCAACTTTGCGGGCTTCTGCGTCGTGTCGAACGCCCCACGGCTGAACTTGACCTGCTGCCCATCGGAAACGGTCGCAACCGTATCCCAGGGCACCGCAATCCCAGCAATGCGGGCGGGCTCGTTGTCCGAACCGGCGTCTGCGGTGATCAGCGACGGGTCCGCGCTGAATCGGATCATGACGGTGTGACTCCTTCTGGCGTTGCGGGCGCGGTTGGCGCGCTCGGCATCGTTTCGGGTGCGGTGAATTCGGCCAGGTAATGATCGGTGTCGAACTCGACGTGGCGGCCACGCGGGAGCACGTCATCCATGCTCAACCGTTCCTGAATCGCGTGAAGGATCGGACGGGCGCCGAACAGGATCAAATCCTGCCGCGCCTGCTGCGCGTTGGCGTACGTCATGCCCGACTGGTCAATGGCAAGCAGGTAGGCCGGAATATCCATCAAGCGGCTAAGTTCCTTTGTCTGGTACTCACGGCCTTCGACCAGTTGCAACTTCGACGGGTCCACGTCAAATGAGTTGAACTCCACCAGCTCGTTCAGCGCGCCAATTGAATTCGTGCGCCTGTTCGCGGCCCAGGCGGCGGCCATTTCGGCCAATTCCTCCGCGCTCATTGGCTCCCCGCCCTTCTGCTGCAAGTAGCCGGCGGCGATTTCGTTGGTGGCAAACCGCTCCGCAGACTGATCAAGCCGCAGGGCAATCTGAATCGCTCGGCGTCCCTGATACACAATCCCCTGCGACCCTGACAGGAACTGCACCAGGTTGGTGGTGTCCAGCGGAAACCCGTTGAAGTTCACTTTGTCAGCTGGCCCGAACCATTCCGGCGGCGCGTTGTCTGGCGTCTCGCATAGGTTGGCCGGAAGCCATTGGAACGTGGCAGGAAAGCCAGTGCTGTAACGCGAGGTGATCATCCAGAACGCTCGGCCGTACATGATCAAATCGCGGGCGGTCTTGCTCATGATGAAATTGCGCGTCACGCGGGGATCGGGACGAGTCATCCACGATTCACCCTCAACGTAGAGCTCCTCGTACTGCTGACCGGTCCACTGAAGCGTGTACGACTTCAAATCAAGCGTTCCGGCAACCGTCGAAAGCAGGCTGATGGCCCGCGCAATCGTCGGCACTGACAGCGCGGCTTCCTCCATCGTCCCAACTGAATAGTTGATGAACGATTCACCGGGCATCGCGCCGGCGGCGGCTGCGATTGGCGCGGAACCCATTGCCGGGGTTGCCTGCAACTTGCGAAACAGCTCCATGCGTGAAGTGTTCACGTGGAAGTTATGTAATGCAAGTCATTCGGTACAGAGATATGAAATGACAAATGAAGCGCCCAGGGAACGCCGGGCGAACGTGGGGAACTACCAACGTCCCCCGGGCGCGGCTACATCTTACGCACCAAATGCAATTGCGGGGCGTTGGCGGCTTCTTGGTCGCGCAACCAGTGAGGCGGCGAACACCATGCACCGGGCAAGCGTGATTGGCCCATTCGAACGTTGCGATGACAGTGAGTAACCGCGTTGGGTGCTCACGCCTACTGCGCGGTCAACGTGTTCGCGGAGCATCTGTTCGCCGGTATGCACAATCCGTTCTTCCATGATCAACTGGCGAATCGTCCCGGTGTGCGTGGCGAGCTCCGAATAGCCGACTTGCACTTTTTTCCGTTCAAGGCCAACTGGTGCCAGGTCGAATAGCGACGGGGTAAGCGCCACCTGTTCGCATTCGCCGGCGGCCTGCTCGACGTGCGCCCAACACTTCGCAAGGGAATCGGCGAGAAACGCGACGGTGATGCCAATGAGCCCGTCCCCCATCGCCATTGCGCGGACCCCGCAATACAGGCTTTCATCCATTGACGAATCGACGGCCAACACTCCGCCGGCGGGGATGGCGTCAACTTCAAGCGCGTCGAACGTTCCAGGCGGAAGCCATGACTGGTTCGAACTGATCCAGACATTGAGCGATGCGCGGAGGAATGCGCCCTTGTCCACTTGATTCACTTCGTCGTCAAGAACCTCGCGTTCAAGCGTGTAGCCCAGGGCAGGGTTAGCAAGGTGCCACAGGTGCGGCGATTCAATGGCGTCAATCCCGGGCGGCACTGACCATTCCGCGAAATACAGTGAGGTGGCTTTCCCCTCGTCAATTGCCCGTAAGCCTTCCTCGCGCATCTGAATCATGGCCCGCGACGATTCAGTGCCGGCGGTTGACCAACATGAGAGCAGCGGCGATTTCATGACCCGTTGCGATGGCAGGGCACCATTCAGCAGCACGTCGGGGCTGATTCCCCAGACCTCGTCGGCGATGATGTAGGTCGGGCTGAAGCCGTGGAATTTCTGCGGCGTGGCGGCCTGCACAAGCCAGCGTGTGCCGTCGGGCATGATGGCCTCTTGCCGTCCGTAGCTCCATTTGCACTTCGCGCCATGCTTCTTTTCCAGAATTGGCCCCAGGGCTTCAAAGATTTCAGCGGCAAGGTCCAGCTGGTGCGCGGTGCTGATGATGAGGATGGGTTCCCCGCGCCGCTTCGGTTCCTCGATGCAGGCCCACAAAATCAGTGACTTGATGGCAGCGGTCTTTCCGTTCTGCCGCGCCACCGAAACCAGAGAGCGCCGGCGGATCAACTTACCTTCGCCGTCGTGCTCCAGCTGCCCTGACAATGCGCGAATCTGCCAGGGCATCAACGTCATGCCTAGTTCGCGCTGCGCAACGGCGGCCACTTCGTGCCCAAACATGAAATCCCCAA